CAGTACAGTTAGCAGAAACAACTATGGGAGGAATGGGAGGTATATCTCAAGCAGTAGAAGCTATGAGTGTGTCTCCTGTATTAGCCGGAAGACCTAGAGAAATAGGAGGGTCTGTTGTAAATTCAGCATTCTCTGCTATCAGCGGATCTTTCCCTACATTTAATACAAATGAGCCTGTTAATTTAGCTACAGCAGTAAGCGGACAAAAAGTAGTTGCTGATACACTGTCAAGTATGACTGGTCAAATAACAACTGACATAGCAAGTAAGTTAACACCAAATGCAATTAAAACTAGTGCATTAACGATAGCAAACAAGTTTACGGGGACTTCTGTTTTAGATTCTACTAATATTGCTAGCGGTATTATTAATATGCCGGGAGGAATATCTTCTATTGCATCATTTACTAATAAAGCATTACCTGGACTATCTAGTATACCGGGTGCAGGCCAAATATCATCATTAGTTAACGGAGCAGCAACTTCAGCACTCAATGGGGTGACTAGCGGCTTGACTGGTGGATTATCAGGCTTGACTAGCGGATTAACAGGTGGATTATCAGGTATTACTAGCGGATTAACAGGAAGTCTGACAGGTGGATTATCAGGATTGACCGGTGGGTTATCAGGTGGGCTTTCAGGATTGACTGGTGGGTTATCAGGTGGGTTATCAGGATTGACCGGTGGGCTTTCTAGTATAGGATCACTTGCAGGTGCGTTTTCTGCGATATCAGCGGTTAAATCATTGTTTGGTGGAAAAGGTGGAGTACGAATGCCATCAGTTGCAGTTAATACAACAAACAGAGCACCGTTAAAACAGAAAACATTATCACTTCTAGGTGATCCTGGAATACCAGAACCTAATTTTACTGGAGAAACCAGAAGCAATACACCATCTAATGCTACTAGTAATTCCGCTTCAGCAAATCAAGCGGCACCACTTAGTGCTCCGGCAATAACACGTATCAATAACCTTAAACAGAAAATACAAATTATAGATGTTCAGATACTAAACTTGAGAGCAAGAGACGGAGCTAGATTATTAGAAGAAGAACGTCAAGCACCTGCAGGTGATCCGTCAATTAAAAGAAGAAAAGACGAACTACAGGCGAAAATAGCAGCTTTAGTGAAAGATAAAGAATTTGCACAAAAAGATATAGACCTCATACAAAGGGGTTTGTAATAAACAGATAAATATAATATGCCTACATACATTGGATTCAGTACAATAAACGCAAACAAGCCAAAAACTACTAACGCTAGACCTGGCAGTGATGGCGGTACTGGCAGCATAACCGATCCTATAGTATTTGGTAAAAAGTTTAGAATGGTAGATAGTCAACTAGTTATTCAAGACTTAATAAATGCTTTAAACATACAATTAGGACAAAAAGTAGGACAACCGGGTTATGGTACTACTCTTTGGTCTTTTGTATTTGAACCCAACAACTTTGACACTCAACAACAGATTGAAACTGAAATTAGACGAGTAGCTAGTTTAGACCCCAGAATTCAAATAAATTACGTTCAGGTGTATCCTAGAGATAACGGCATTTTAATAGAAGTAGAAATGGCAGTTACTCCGTTCAATCAAGCGTTAGTACTAAATGTATTTTTCAATCAGAACACTTCTAGAGCTACACTTACATAATAACTAAAAACTCGGTTTTTAATAATGATAAATATTATATATTAACCGAGACTTATTATGGCAACCTCATCAAGACAAAGTGGACTTTTCGGAGTTAACGACTGGAAACAAATATATCAAACATTCAGAGAAGCGGATTTTCGCTCATACGACTACGAAACTTTACGAAAAAGTTTTATAGACTATCTGCGTCTTTATTATCCTGAAACGTTCAATGATTATATTGAAAGTTCAGAGTTTATCGCTTTGCTAGACGTTATGGCTTATATGGGTCAAGGTCTTGCTTTTAGAAACGATTTAAATTCTCGTGAAAACTTTATTGACACTGCTGAACGCAGAGACTCAGTAATCAAACTAGCTAACTTGGTAAGTTATACTCCTAAAAGAAACTTAGCTGCTCAAGGATACATAAAAGTTACTAGTATCCAAACTACACAAAATTTACTTGATATCAATGGAGTAAATTTAAATAACATTCCTATACTTTGGAATGATCCAGCTAACCCAAACTGGTTAGAACAATTCAACACTATTATCAATGCTACATTAGTTGATACTCAGCGAATAGGTAGACCGGGTAATACAGCAGAATTGTTAGGTGTAACTACCAACGAATACGCGATACGCATACCAGACAATAGCTTACCAATAGCTCCGTTTAATTCATCAGTAGATGGGCAGAACATGAACTTTGAATTAGTTTCTGTTACTACTTTAGGTGAAGATTATGTTTATGAAATTCCACCTGCACCTAGTGCTAGATTTAATATTTTATATCGTAACGACAAGTTAGGATACGGAAGTCCAGAAACTGGATTCTTTTTCTATTTTAAACAAGGCAACTTACAAAACTTTGACTTTAATTTAGAACAACAAATTTCAAATCAAACAGTAGACATTAGTAATATACAAGGTGTTAATAATACTGATACTTGGTTATATCAACTAAACAACAACAACGGTGATAGAACACTTTGGAGAAAAGTTGACAATGTTTATGCTGATGCTTACTTACAAACAGAATTTTCTGATAAAAAAATATTTTCAGTAAACTCTAGGTTTAATGATCAAGTTACTTATGTATTTGGCGATGGAGTATTTTCAGAAGTTCCCGTAGGCGCTTTTAGAGCATATGTTCGTTCAAGCAATGCACAAACTTATGTAATTGATCCTTCGGAAATGCAAGGCATAACAGTAGCGTTTACTTATGTAAATCGTCAGGGCAGAAACGAAACATTAACTGTTGGTTTAGAGTTGACATTGCCTGTCTCTAATGCATTAGCTAGAGAACCATTAGCTGAAATCAAGCAACGAGCACCTACACGTTACTACACTCAAAACAGAATGGTAAATGGTGAAGACTACAACAACTTCCCTTATACTCTTTATAGTTCTATTATAAAAAGTAAAGCTATCAATCGTAGTTCTGTTGGTATATCTAAAAACTTTGATTTGTTAGATCCTACAGGAAAATATTCAAGTACTAATTCTTTTGGATCAGACGGTGCTCTTTATCAAAACGATACTGATGGATTTTTAACTCTTACAATTAATAATATAAGTGATATAATTGCGTTTTTTAATAATACACTTGCGTCAGTGCTTGCAGAGAATAAAGCAAATCAGTATTATATTCAAAATTATCCTAGATACAGTATCAACTCTTCTACCGGAGACGGCACTGTATATTGGCAAACAAGTTCGGTAGGAGCATCCAGTGAATCAGGATACTTTTATAATATATCAGGTAGTAATAATATTCCTATTCCTTTAGGTACGTTTTCTACTAACAATGCAAAGTATATAACTACAGGTGCGATACTGAAATTTGTCCCGCCCGCTGGTTTCTACTTTGATTCAAACAACAGACTGGTAGCAGGCATTGCTCCTAATGTTAGTCAAACTTATATTTGGGTAACTGTATTAAACATAGTAGGAGATGGCGATAATAATGGTCAAGGCAGTTTTGCTAACGGTACAGGTCCTGTAACTTTAAATGGTTACGTACCTTCTGGAGTAACATTAACACAAGTTATTCCTGTTTTTGACAATTTACTATCAGCAACTTTGATTAACGAATGTATAATTCGTATGGAACTACAACAAAGTTTTACATTGATATTCAATAACTCACTTACTATTAATGAAGAACGTTGGACTATTCGTCCAATAACTGATACAAATTATTTTGTAAAATTTGAAAGCTTGCCCGGAGCAAATAGATATACTGTTACATACAAATCGTTAACTTATTACTTTGGTAGTGTAGCAGACACAAGATTTACTTTTGCTAGAGATGAGTTAGTATATGATCCTTTTACCGGAAAAATAATTCAAGATTTTATTAATGTGCTACAAGTAAACTCACAGCCAAATTCTTCACAAAGTTTAGGAAAAGATATTAAAGTTAATATTTTAGGACAAACAG